ACTACGAAATATTGGAGCACCACCCAATGGGAATGGAATCCCAATTGCAGTATTCTTTTTTAAATCTAATGGATTTATTTTTTTCGTAGGTCTTGTAGCCATTATACTCTACCCTTCTTCTTGTTTATTGCTTTCATTAAACCTGAATAATCTTTTGTTAATGCGTTTCCTACACCAGAACTCATCACTGCGTTTACATCAACCGCTCTACCATCAGAATCTTTTGTTGGTATCATTGATTGTGGTGTTGGTGAACTACTGAGTCCCATCATAGATGACATAGTTGCTCTATCCATTCCTTGTGCATTATTTGCAGTCATAGTTCCACCACCCATTGTTGGCCAATGGTCAACTGTTTCATTTAATAGGTCTGAGAATTTCCCACCCTTAAATTTAACATTTGGCTTCTTAACCTTTTTTGTTGGTTGTGGTGTACTCATTTCTTGAATAATAGATTCACGAATGGCAAGTTTCTCTTTTGCCACCTGCTTCTTTACTTCTTCTTTTATTAACAATCGTATTGCTTTTACAAATTTATTAGTGTCCATAATAATAAATAGTTTTATTTTAATTAATTTTTCATTAAATTTAACTCTGTCGTTATTTTAGCGATTCTTGCTTTGATTCCAGTACATTGTCCTTTCAATGCACCACCTGCGGAAGCAAGTGGGGCATTTACTCCTACATATTTGTTAGGTGTTGTACTAATGTTTGGAATAGCTCCATTTGAAGCAAATCCACTAACCGCATTATTTAACGCATCGAGTTCGTTTTTAATTTCGTCTATTTGTGTAAACATATTATCCATCGCAGCTTTCCATGCTGGTGTTGATATATTCACATCTTCTGTTCCTGCCAATATAACTCTATCCTTTTTAGCATTTAATAATACTCGGTCAGAGTTAACCATAAATTGTGGGTCACCCCATAGGTTAGCAGGTGTTACTCCTAAAGAAAATGGATGTGCTTGACTTAAGGATATAGTTTGTTTGGATGTCATATATAATGAAGTATCATCCTCATCAACTTCCTCTATAACAAACTTATTCCAACCACTTGAATTTTGAGTATTTCTTAGTATTGTAATTGGTGATGTAGAGTCACCTTTCCAACTTGGTTTTTCAGTTGTCTTAGCACCAGCTGGAGTATATCCAAGTCTGATTGATTGTCCAAACCTTCCTTCAACTATCACATCACCACTAAATGGTTGTAGTGCGGATACACCACCCACCTCTTCAAATCCAAAATCAAATTGAAAAGGTTTAGTAGAACTTGCTTGTGGATTACCTGCAGATGCTTCTGCATATCCACCCGAGTCAGCTCCATCACCTTCAAGTGTTGTATATCCTGATGGTAATGCGTTATGATTTGTATTCCTTTGTAATGACAAAGGAGTTACATAATACATTCGTGTTCTACTTGATAGTGCGTTGGAATCAGGACCTCTTTCATTGATGAGGTATACCATTTCCCCTGCAACGGGTACTCTTTTTATGTTGGTATCCAAAGGCCATGCAATTTTTTCAACCTTAGTTCTACCTGATGCCATATTTACTTCAACCTTAATTGAGTAAAGTAAATCGGAATCAGAGTCTTGTAGTTTTACTTCTGTAACGAGACCTGTGGCCATTATACTTCTCCTGCTTCTTCTTTAGGTAGGTCTTTTTCAACCTCATCTATGGCGTCCATCAATTGTCTTTTCTCTTCATCAGACAACATATAGTTTCCACCATCGGTGTTATTATCTTTCATCATTCGTTGAACAATTGCTGCAAGTTTTATTAATGCGTCATCGTTCCTAACGGATATGTCGAGATATTCCTTTATTAAAGGAACAACTACTGAGGCATCATTTAGATTCTTGACCATTGGTTCAAGTTGTGCAATCAGTAGTTTTATTTGTCGGTCTTTCTTTTTCTGATTAGAATAAATGTCAGCCATTACATCTGAAAAAGATTTACCTTTAAAAATTTCATCGTCTTTGGTCATTGAATTCCTCGATTCTATGATTTATTTCTAAGTGTCCTTTTGATACAAAATCGATGTACAACTCTTTATATACATTTTTTAATTTACCAATTACTTTTGTAATATATTGGGTTTGAACACCAGTTCTCTCTCTAATAAGTATGTAAAGAGCCTTTTTGTTGTAAGAATATAAATCATGTCTTGTTCTAAATAGTTCTGTAACTGAGTCTGCTATTTTTTGTTCTCTATCTTTAGAAAACAGCTTGTATAGATTTGCGTCAACATATCTAACATAGAAATCAAAAAAGTCTGCTATTGATTCTTTTAACTCCTTATCGTAAACTTCGTTACCTATATTTCTTGAACTATCAATATACTTTACTTCGGTCTTTTGTTTCATTCTTTGATAGTTCTGATTATTCTCATTGAATAAATAGTTTCTTGCTACCACAGTAAAATAAGAAAACGCCCTACCATTAGCTCCATTAAATTTATGAATCTTTTGGTTTAGGAACGCAACAACATTAGCTTTGACATCATCATATGGGACATCGAAATAATATGTCTTATATGTGTGAATAACATTTTCAGCTAACTTGTCAAATGGATAGTGAATAAATCTATTGTAGATTTTATTCTTCATCTTATAGTCGTCTGAATTGTTGTATGCGTTAATAGCTATTTCAGTAATCTTCGTGAAATACCTTTTACTCCTTTTCCTTCGTTTCCTCGGCATAATAATTTTCAAGTTTTTCTATGATTGTATATAACTGCTTAAATACAAATCCAGTTTCATCATCATTTTCAAATGCTCCTTTAGTATCTAAGTCCTTCATCTTTTGCATTGAGTCGTCTATTTCCTTTGCAAAGTCAGATATAAATTTTTCTTGTTCTTCAACAATTTCTTCAGCAGCTTCATTCTTTCTCAGTAAATTCCAAGTAGTGAATGCAAATACTATTGTTGTTAAAGACAATATAATAATTGTTTGTACCATAATTTTAATCTTCTACGATATCTTTAAATGCATCAAATACTTTTTTAGTATCCTCAGTCGATGTCTTTGAGGTATTAAATGTATCTGATAATTTCCCTTTTGTAGATGGTCTTCCGTTTGGATTACGAGTTGACTTTACTGGTGCCATCTCTTTTTGCCATCTTTCATACTCATATCTAGCTGCATTGATATCTGCTTGATGCATGATATGAGGTAGAGGTGTTTTAAGGGTTTGGTCTTTATTGAAAGTAATATAATACTTTTTATTAGACTCGTCATACAACCCATCTGTAAGTTGTATTCCTATCCACTCCTCTTCACTACACTTAACTCCAAAATAGTTTAGAAGATAAAAACTTCTAAGACTATGGTCCATATAATTTAGGTTTGGATTTGTTTTGTAAATCTTACCTTGGTTTTTAACATGCCACTCGGAGTCGTTTTTAATATAGTGGTCTTCTTCAACCGAACCAAGTTTACCTAAGTCGTGATGTAACGCCGTAAATATAAGAGACTCTTTACTGAGTCCTTCTAAATCAAGACCCCACTTTTCTTGTAGGTCATATATACTAAGTGCGTTTCTTGTAACTCTAAGTACATGGTCAATGTATCCACCAGGAAATGCATTATGATAATGTTCAACTGATGATGCAGGTGTATAAATTATTCTCTCTTCAAAATGGTCATACATTTTGTTTAGTGATTCTAATCTCTCACCTGTAAATGTTTGGTTGATTAATTTTCTAAATTTTTCGTAATTACTTACTAATTCTTCTGCAGTAAAAAAGTTTGTCATTTTATATTATTTTATCTATTATTCCAAGTTCTAATGCTTGTTCTGAAGATATAAAGTAATCATTGGACGATATACTTTCCCAATGCTCTTTATCTTTCTTTGTACACTCATCCATAAGTTGATTACAATCACTTTCTAATTCTTCACTAAATTTAGCATTTGATTTTACATCACTTAATTTACCTACTACAACAGTAGACAATTGGTGTACCATAATCTTTGAGTGTTTGGATGCCATACGAGTACCCGTACCACACGCCAGTAATAATGCTCCTGCGGACATCGCAGCTCCCCTAACAATGATATTGTATTTGATACCTTGTTTTTTCTGAGACCTCATAAAGTCAATTAACCCAAGAGTTTCAATCACATCACCGCCTGGTGTATTCAATAAGATATTGAATGTCTTAACATCGCCACCATTAAGTTTGTTTAGTAATCTTGATTTTGATATAACATCAAATGTCATACCAGATTGGATTTCACCTTCTATAATAATAACATTATCTTGAGTGTCTATTCCATAATCAAAATGTCTGAAGTGTTTTCTATCAGGGTCTTTGTCTGGTGCTGATGCTTGTTTTCTTTCAGCCTCAGTTAACTCTTTATCATATCTAACTTCAAGTTCGTCTTGACTTGTAGTTGTCTCATTTCCGTATAATTCGTCCATAGGTTTAATTATAATTTATACTAATATACAACATTTATTTGTAATTACCAAATCTTATTGATGTTATTTAAAGATTTCTCCATGCAGCGGTCTTCGTAGTACCCTTAGTTATATTTGCAGAAGGTATTTTTTTAATTACAGGTGGTACATTCTCACCATATAGTTCTTTTGCATCTTCGTTTGGTACAAATCTAACTTGCTCATTATCATCAAAAGTTCTTACTTGATTTTCTGGTTGACTTTCTTCCAAAACTTCTTGTACTTCTTCTTGCTGAGGTTCTGATGGTTCTTCCTCATCTTCTTCAACAATGGGTTCGTGATAATCACTATCAGGGGTAACCCCACCATTCCCATCATGTATAATATTGTCTGTGCCGTTGTCATCTTTTCTTCCTAATAATTTATTTAATGCAATTACCATAGCGATTGCTAATGGGTCAAAAACAAATACTATTAATAATGTAAACCAATTAACAATTACATTCATTGGTTTCTTAGTTAACTCTGCCATATATCTAAGTGGACCTATCTCAGCCGCCACTTCGTTATTTGATTCAATATCTAATACTTGTAATTCAAGTTTTGTAATTGAGTCAGTTAATTGTTCAAGTTTCACATTTATACCTGCCCTTGTTTCTACCGCGGTATTTAATTCTTTCGTTAACAACTTTCGAGTTGAGGAAGATTGTGTTGTAATAATTCTACCCAATGTATCTGTATATTGTATTCTGTTATTAGAGATACCATTCCTCAAATCAAGGATAGATTTTGTTAAATTACTTTTTTCTATATTGTAATAATCAAGTTGTTCTTGGAATCGGTCTCTCTTTAACTCAATTACTTTAACTTGTTTTTCTACAATTCCCAATTGGTCTGCGGTTGTTTGATATGCCGATGTTAAGAATCCGTAGATACCTAATGATGTAATCACCATCAGTATACCAACTGCAAGAGTTAGATACCACTTCATCCATCCTGCTTTACTCCAATTATTATGTAGGTATGATGCGGTCACAAGTTTTGCTACTTCTAATGCAGCTGCCATAATAATAACCTCAAACCTGGCTCCTGCGAACAAAGAACTCAATCCAAATACTGAATAGTAAGCTGCAGAACCTGCTACTGAGAAGGTACTGATAATCATTAATAGGACGAACCCATTTGACCTGTTGAAAAGTTTTTTCATTTTTTTTCCTAAAAATTGGTTTTACTAACTTTTAAAATTGTACTTATATAAGACAAAGTCGCTAAGTCGCTAAGCTTCACCCGTACTTAAGTACTCTATAAATATCAAAAGTAAAAATAATAAAACAAATAAAAACAAGCTTTCCCCATAGTTGTGCCCTTTAGTGTCTACTAAAATTGGAAAGATAATTTAGAACAGTCAGTTCTTTTGCCTTAGCTTCAACCACAATATCAAGGTCATGACCATAAGTTTTGATTTCAGAGTACAAATAATCTGAATGTGCCTGTGCTCGTGCAGTCTCATCCTCAAGTGTTTTTGACTCAGAGTAATGAACAACTGGTTTGATATCACCCCAAGTGGACATCGCCAACTCCAATGCTTCTTGTTCTGATAACCCACCTGTATTGAATGTATGGTGGTGATAATCAAAGACAATTGGAATGCCAGTCCTTTCGTGTATATACATTAAGTCCTTGACAGAATACATACTTGCCTTGTCATCATTCTCAACAGTAAGTCGTGTCTGAACAGATTCAGGCAACTTCTCAAAGTTTTTACAGAACCTATCCATAGCGGACATCTTATCACCATACACACCATTACAATGAATATTGATTTTGTTGTAAGGAGTACGAGACAATCCCATCAAGTCAAATATCTCACCATGAATAGTTAAGTCTCTAAGAGTATTGTTTACTACTCGTTCATTTGGTGATACAAGAACATTGAATGGGCCAGGATGAGATGTGATTCGTTGACCATACTTTTCTGCCAGATTACCTGCTCCCTTGAGGAGTGTAGATATCTTACGATAATCAGGCATATCTGATAACTTGAACTCACTAGCCCAAGGAACTAAATCAGAGGTCATACGGAATAGATTGAATCCGTTCTGATGATTCCACTTGATAATCTCAATAAGGTCTCTTGTGTTTTGTAATGCGAGGTCTGATGACCTTGTGATTCCTTCCTTAAGGAATGTTCGTTTAATCATACTACGATTTGTAGTAATCTTGTTTTTGCGTAGTGTCATATTGATACACGCGTAACCTAAGTTTGTCATTTTTTATTATTTAATTATTATACAATATACGAAAATTATTTTACAATTCCAAATTTAAAAGTTACCATCCGCAACTTGAAAACAAGTAATACCATTCGCTCTCCACATATCAACAACTTTGTTTCTATCATCGAATGTACAGAGAACATTGTCTTTACCAATATCATTTAACCAATCTTGTTTTAAGATATCATCGGGAGTAAAATCCTTCAAAGGTCTCATAAACAATCTGCTCCAAGGAACTTTGTGTTTGTTTAACCACGACTTGGTAGTGTGAATAGTACCTTTACTTCTACCACTAAAGATAATAACCTTGTGGTCAGTAGACGCCAACATCTGTGCCATCTTTATAACAGGTATATTAGGTTTATCCAAACTAATATTTTTAGGGTCAAAGAATTTGTCCCAATCTAACTTACCATTTGGTTTAGTAGATATCTTTCTTCTATCATCGATAAGAGCGAGAGTACCATCTAAATCAAAAATTACTATGTTCTTCATACTATTAAACTTTACATAGTAAAGATAATAAAAAAAGGGGACTCTGGCAAGCCCCCTATGTTAAGAAATTGTTAAATCTCATCGTACTCTACATCTGTAACTTCTTGGAGAAAATAGAAGTAACCATCACTTCCTCTGAGTACCATATCGCAGTTTAGATATTCTTTCCATGTTTCCACAATCGGTCTTCTTTCTTCATGGATTTTTCGAATGATTAAATATAGCGTATCATTATGTTGTAACTTCTTATATCTAAACCACGAATATGCTGACATCTAAACTACTTAACTTTTACTGTAATATTCTTTGCTTTCCTATCCTCATACTTTGGAATCTCAATATTAAGAAGACCATCCTTACAAACGGCTGATGTAGAACCTAAGTCGAAAGACTCGTGAATCTTATACTTTCTTTCAAGTTTACGATTATCCTTTTCAGCTTTGATTAAAAGATATCGGTCTTCAGTTTTCACATCAACATCTTTGTTTGATAGTCCAGGAACTTCCAACTCAATTTTCAAAACATCATCCTTAACCCAAGATGTTGGTGTTGAAATACTTTTTGCATCGGTGTCCCAATTTAACATTGAATCCATAACAGTATCAAAATTGCTATAAAATAAATTTGTCATAATAACCTTTTTTTAATTAAACATTAATTTCTTTGATTATTATAGTACCAATTGTGTACCAAATGGATTTGTATGACAAAATGTTAGTTTTGTAAGGTTATAGTATGACAAAGTGTCAGTTTAAGGATATAGCTGGTCCTTGTTTTATGACACGATACTTTCTTGTGTCCTCGAAACTCTCTTCAAGTTCTAACATTAAACCATCCATTTGAAACATTCGGATAGTATCATTCATCATCTTTTCATTATCACAAGTTATCCAAAGAGAATCGAAATCAAGTATAACACTAACCTTTGTAGTTTTTGGTTTGTCTTCGGGCTCTGGAATGAATTCGAACATAGGTTCATCGAAATCCTCATCTTCGAAATCATCGTCCTCAAGTTCACCATAAAGGTAGTCATGCATATAATAGACTTTCGTCATATCATCTAAACTCATGAAGTAATTAAATTCTGGCTCGTCCCATTCCATGATACTCCTTTTATTATAAGTATGACTCATGGTTTGTCTTTCCACAATTTATTTAGATATTCTAAACCTTCTTTATTGATAATCGTATTATCTGCTTTTATAAAATCAATGTAGATATCAATTATGGTTTGTACAAACTCGCTGGTAAACCTATCCTTCATCTGGTTAAGTTTTGCCCCCATATTAACAACATAGTTAGTATCAGGCGCCTGCTCTGAGTCTATAAGAGAATGAATCTTGTTCTTAGCGATTGTGTAGTAGGGTTCTTTTTTAGCGACAACAACATCCCTAACTGATGCGACATAGGTTTCAAGGTCAGACTTCTCACCAAGCGTATCATCTGCCAACATATCAAATATGTCGGATGACGCGAAGTTCAAGTAATACTTGTCGTGCCTACGAGACTCCATTATCGAGTCTGAACAGAAAGGTAAATTTTTATCATTCACTAATAAAAGATTTTATAATCCTAATCTATATTTTTTCTTAGACAACTCAACTGCCTCAAAACAAGTCATGGCTAATTTATTTAACTCGGCCATTGTTACTTCAAATTCCTTATTGTCTATCTGAATGTAACCTACCTTAGTAGCTCCATGTGGGTGGTTTGAGAAATCAAATTGTTCGTGTACACGAAAATCTAAAGTGTTGTAGATATTTCCGTACTTCTTTTCGTTTCGTTCCTGTCTTTCTTGAGGAACTCCAAATGAGTGGTTTACATTACCAAGCCTCAATTTGGTTTTATTATACTTTTTCATAAGTAACTAATTGTTGGTTATATACCAATAAATAGTTTTCTCAATACTAATAAAGTTAATTTTTCTTACGATTTCTTCGAGAAATTCTATCAAACTTTTTTTCATCGAATTTCATGTCTTGTTTAAGTGGGTGTGTTCTGTTAAAATGTTGCTCTATCTGACAAGACCTACTTGCCCAATACCATGCATCATACACCTTCGATTGTGGTGGGATAAATAACTCTTCACCCACCACAGTACCAATACCACTCGATATGTAAAACATACCACTTGAATTCATTTGAACCTTTGCGTTAGGATACTTCTTCCTAACCTTTCTTTGGAATGACTTAAACTTCCTCGTCTGAACTTTGTCCATTTACTTTGTTTTTTAAATTCTTAGTAAGACCTTTATGAATATGGCAGGTTGACAATTCCTTATTTACAGAACATCTGTCAACCTTCTTACCATTTTCAAGGAGTACTTCATATACCAAACCTCGTTTTAGTTTAGTTCGCTTCGTCACCATTCCAACTCTAAAGTGGCCGTTTACTTTTAATATAACACTATCTCCTTTTTCGAATACCATTACTTTATAACCTTAATTATTTTTGTCTCAATTACAGAACCAACTTCGAACTCAATTCCTGAACCTTCGAAATCCTTTGTAACTTTCACCTCTGCGTCTGTAACAGACACTGCGTTAACAACATATTGTTCAGTTAACTTTTTTACTTTACCTTTGTCATCTGTGTGATGTACTTTTACTTTTGCGATGTAATACTTCATAATTTAATTTTAATTGTTTAACATATTATCTAATTCTTGTTCATCAACAAGTTTATATTCCCCATTTGGATTTTCCGAATGAGCGTCTTCATATATAGTGTGGTAGAAACTCACGAAGTGTCCTTCACCGATATCTACCTTTCCTGCAGGTATCACTACATACCCATAGTTCTCCCCTTGGTCTTGCCAATACTTAGCATCCCTTGGGAATTCATTTAATTTTGCCATTTTTCATTTTTTTAATTAATGTTCCTAAATCTCTACCTTTGTCGGTAGTCTTGTATGCTAACTTACCATCTTCATTGACTACCATACTAACCAATCCTTTGTCTACTAAATTAGACAACGCCATATCAGTTTCGTATCTTTGATATGATTGGTAAGCGTCCACAATAACCTCAGATAGAAAGTCTTGTGATTGTGATGTTTTTAAACCTTGTTTGATATAGTCTGCGAACACATCCCAATCGTTTATATCAAAGTTACCTTCCATAAGTTCTGAGACTATTGTTGAGGTAAACTCTCTAAGTTCTGATTCACTCCACCTCATCTTGTTCATCTTTAAATTCTACTAAACTATCTAAATATTCCATTGAATCAGAACTGCCTATTAGACAATCCACCTTCGGTCCGTTGTATCTATTCAACACCGACTCGGCGCCCCAATCTTCAACCATCTTTTTAAGTTCTTCTATGGTTGGTAAATGTACTTTATTAAATCCCATCTTTATTTTTTTTATCCCAAAAATGTTTCTCGTTTTCTTTTCCCATCTTCTTGATTGAATCCCATTTCTTTTTATCAATAGTATCACCTCTAAGTGATGCGTCAAGGAAACTTATCTTTTTTAATTCATGTGAATTTAAAGGTCGACTCTTTGTTTTTAGATATGCTGATTTTGAATCGAGATATTCTAAGAACCAATCAAAATTATGTTGAGCCATCTCGTCAAGTTCTTTATCCGTAAGTGGATTTTCAGGGTCGTACTTTGTAGTCATAACTTTAAATATACAAAAATTTTACTTATTTACCAAACTTTGTCTCTTCAATCTTTCAACGAGATAGAACTCATAGACTTGTTCTGCGTCCATTAGTCTACTCTTCATAACCTTATTCCAAAGACAAAATCCAAATTCTTTTTCTAATTCTTTTTTAAGAAGGTCTAATGTTTTTATTTCGTCACGATGACCTTCTTCATCTAATTTATTTGCTCGGACATTTTTCATATAAGACTTTTGCCTAGCCTCATTCACATATCCCCAATAGTCATTTGAATTTGGATTCTTGTAGTAACCTTCCATTACCTCATCGTAAATGGCAGAGGCCAGCTGTCTTGCTGCCTCTGCCTCTGAGTAATAATGAGAGTAATCGAAATCACCATTGTTAATTCTTTCTATCAAGGATTTTTTTACTGATAGTTTTTTCTTCCTACCATTTGTCCACCATCTAAATTTGTTATATCCCATATCTTAGTAAGGAGATTCTACTTCATCAGTATTAAACAAATCTTCATTCTCTGGAACCTCACCCAAAAACTTTTGGATGAATTGTTTCATATAAACTCTTTCAGACTGAGCCCCACCACTTTGGTCAAACATTGGGTAGATAGTAATCTCAGCAGCTTCACCTAATTCGAAACCATCGTAGAGTAGAGAACCAATCTCAACTGCCGTTCTCGTAGACAATGCGTTACTAAGTTTTGGATTTTCAGACATCAAGTCACCTCTTGTCATTGAAGTAATCTCAGCAACATTAGACAAAATGTTTTCATCAACCGAAGGATACATCATTTGAAGAAGTTGAGTTTCCTCTTCGTGAGTTAGAGTGTCCATTTCGATAACAGTAAATCTGTCTAACATCGCTCTGTCAAGAGCTCTTGTAGCGGTGTACTCATTACCGATGTTAGCCGATGCGATGAACGAAACACCATCAGCGACCTTGACAACAGGAGCGTTAGCCGCTTCATCTAATCTCAAGTATCTTTGACCTTGGTCAAGAACCGTCATTAGAATATTGTGAGCCTCAGGGTGAGCTCTCGTCAACTCATCAAGGATGATAACAGTATTTGGTGTTTGAATCGCCTTAACAAAAGGTGAAGTGTTGAACACCGTACCTTGTTTGGAATCGAACTGAGTGTTACCAATCAGAGTTGTTCTTGGGTCTTGAGTAGAACCAAGGTTGATGATGAAGGTGTTGTAACCTTCGAGTGAATTAGCCGCTGCTTTAGCCGCCATAGTTTTACCACAACCGGCAGGGCCAGTCATCATAATGTTTTTACCTCTAAGAATGTTTCTTACTAAGTACTTCCACTTTAGGGACTGCATGAATAACATCTTAGGTTTTAGACCTTCTGACTTTTCGTGAATGAAACTAAGAACATCAGAAGTCATCGCTTCAGTAGCGACAGAGACAGGTTCAGGTTTAGAATACTCAAGAGCGACAAGACCGCCATTAGGAGCGGTGAAGTTACCAACTGGCTCAAGGTTTTCTTCTACCTTAGATGCCGGAACTCTTGTGAAGTCAATCTTACCATCAGTTAGTCTACCACTAACTCTAACTTTGAACCCATACTTGTCGGGTCTTTTGAAGGATTGTCTTACCCTTTTGTAAAGGTTAGTACCTTCTTCATTGAACTCAGGAATCAAGAACTGCTTTCCTGCCGAATCTTCAAATAGAAACTTTCCATCTACTTGAACAATCTTTCCGAATACTGATTTTTGTGCTTTCATCATTTTTACTTTTTAATTATTAATTACTCTTATTACTTATTACTCTACTAAAGTACGACATTAATTTGACAATTCCAAATTTCTAATGTTAAGAAATTGTTAAATTTTCACCTCGAACTTTTTATTTAATGTTTTGGCTAACTGAGTCATGTTATCAACATTGATAAACTCTGAGTCCTTTCCGTACATTTCCTCAAACTGAGTCTTACTACTTCCATAGTATCCATCAGAGATAAAGTAAGATAGGACACCGACACCTGCGTTTCTAACTTTCTTAACTTGGTCAGCCGTATGTTTTACTGCGTAGTCACCACCATAACTAATTTCTTTGTTGTCAAAGCCAGGCCATCCATCTGAGAAATTGATTAGGTAACTTTCTACGCCATTTTTTGTATTGGTCAACTCTTTTAGAATCGCTTCAAAACACAACCCTTCAGGAGTAGTTCCACTTGGTGAAATGTATTTAAACAAGTTTACAATTTTAGAAAACTTATCTTTTCTTGAATCATATGCAATCATCATTAGAGGTTGACATCCACTTCCACTATTGTAGTAGATACCTCTATAAGAAATCACTACATTCATATTGTCGGTCATCGATGCCGCCTTTGCAATCGCTACGGCTGCCGTTTGAGTGTTGTACCACTTGTCACCACCCATAGAAGAACTTGCGTCAATCGAGATGTGTACTAAACAAGGAGTCGCCGTATTGATATTGATTTGGTCAAAGATTTGGAAGTTACCGAAACCAATCTCGTGTAACATTCTACCATTTAACTTACCACTCTTCATTCTTGGAGTGTTGTCGATTCTCTCTTCGTTTCTTGTCTTAAGTTTCTTACCTAAGATAGTTCCAAGTGTAATACCTTTTCTAACTGCCGTATCGTTTGAATCAACTCTCCAACTTCCTAAGTGACCAATCATACCTGAGTCAATCAATGATTGATTTACATTTCTGATTACATAGGTCTGAACACCTTGAGATTGATTTCTCCAATAACCTTGGTCAAGTCCTTTGCCTGTAACCTCAGTTTCGATATCAGCTTTATCAAGAACATCGATTTTCTTTTTGTCAGCCTTAGTGATTGTAGTTTTTTTGATATCACCATCTAAGAACTTCTTTTGTTTCTCGATAGCGTTATCTAACATTTTCTTTTGTTTATCATTCAAAGGTTGGTAGTCACCGCCAGCACCATTCTTGTTACCGAGGCCAGTTGGTTGAGGACTACCTTCTTCGGTAGAACCATCATCCTTACCATCATCACCCTTAGAGTCTTTACCTTTACCACTTCCGTTACCTTCCATTGGTGAACCATCAGAAGTTGGATTGTCATCAGAAGACATCTCAGACTTACCATTAGTATCATTGTCATCACCACCCATTTCTTTTTCAGATGACTTAGATTCATACTCAGCGTCTTGTACATTTTCGTGGATAATCATATAAATCTGACCTGCCACTTCGAGTGCGTCATTTGATGTTCTTAGTCTTGAAATATTTTTAAGGTCAAGAAGATTCCAAATCTGTTTCAATCCTTTAAGAGCTTTGAGGTCTCTGTTAGAGTTAGTGATGTTAATCAATCTAAACATATAAGAATCCCAAGTCTCGTCTCTATGTTCTGAAGACTTAAGACCTTTGTCCACTACATTAGAGTGGAAGTACTTGTTATACATTGACTCATAGTACCCTCTATAACCAGGCGCTGATTTGTAAATGTAATTGTCAATTCGTCTGTCCTCAACATAGTTAAGTAAATCTTTTAACTTACTTACAATGTCTCTTCTTTTTGACCACCATGCGGTAGAATACTCATCACCATCTTCAACCATTTGAATATATGATGATAAAGTTTTTACCCAAGGTAACATAGATTTTGGAAACCCTTGAAGACCATTGTTGTCCATCAGAGTTTTTAACATTTCGAAGTCAGTAAGTTTGATGTGAGAACCTTCGTGAAGTGCTAACCCAACCACAGGGTCGAATTCTTTGTCATTCATTTTAGCTGATATAACAACCTCTTTACCATCGGTGTAACTATCATCACCCCTACCATTAAAGGTAACGGGAATAGGTTGGCCTGTAACGATACTAACGAAGTTACTGATTGACTTTTTGTATGCCATCAACTTCATTAAGTCATTAGACTTCTTCTCAATTTTGTTAGGTTCATTATCCGTATCCCATATTGACTTGTCAAGCCAGAAGGAAGAATAATTCATGTGGTTTGTATTTCGCATAATTCTCATTTTTTAATCTTACAATATAAAGATAAGACATTTTTGTCTAATTGCCAAATTTCTAATGTTAAGAAATTGTTAAATTTTGCCTTTATGTTTTTCTTTACGAGTATAGTGTTTCTTGCTTTTATGAGGCATTGGAACCCTGAGTGAATCTCTCCACTCTTGAAAGGTAAGGGTTACCTTCTCTAATTTGATATTTTTATCTGATTTAGCCATAATGCCTTATCTCTTTCTTTACTATGTAAAGATAGTGAATTAAGTTGGTATTGCCAAACTTTAAATGTTAAAATTTTGTTAAAGTTTTCAACACTATATGTTAATAACTATTATAGTTTACCTTCGTCTCGTAGATTTTGACGAATTTTTGTAGCAGATATATCGTGAATATCGCCTGGTGGGATGTGTTCTATTATATCGTAACCAACACCTCGACCATAGTTTACAGATTCAATATCAGGTATTATTATTATTCTAACTCTACCATCATGTATAAGGTCTTGAAGTTCTATATGTAGATTCTCGTATACTTCTTGTGGTGTATATGGTTGGTTCTCATTCGGTTCAACATCACGAATAGCAACACAAACATTCTTACCTTCGTTTAATCGTTGGTCGATTAACCATCGGTGTCCTTTATGCCAAGGTTGCCATCTACCTATGAATAGTGAGTACTTCATTTAATGTTTGTATTGGTAGTTTATCATCGGTACATAACCATATATCATCTGTACCTATTTCCATTGCGTCTGTATGGTAGTGTTCTCGTCCTCTAACTTCTTGTGTAAATAAGTAAAACATTTTAGGGTTTAAATCTAATAGTTCATCTCGTACATCTTTGTATGGACCAACAACTGATATGACTACATGAAAGTTTTTATGGTGAAGGAATCTGGCAATAGTAGTAACCTTTCTCATATTGTTCTTACGACCCTCTTCACTATAATCAGTATTACTAAATACCTCTCTCATAAAATCACCATCGATATGTATTACAGGGTTACCAATGGTCTTATACTCGAAGTGTTCTTTTAAAAGTTTTGCTATTGTTGTCTTACCTGCGCCGGGCTGACCATAGAACCAATATATCATTCGTACAACCAATTGTCAAGTTCTTCGACTTGAATTAAACCTAAGTCTTCTTCTCGATTTGCATCCATGATATTAAACTCATAAAATGGATTGTGTCTTTGTACGAGTGGTGTATCCATAAAGAAATTATTTTGAACAATACCAATACCCCAATCAGTATCTACTACGCAAACCTTTAAATCTGTTCTACTTGTTCTTAACTCATAGATTGCTTTCCATACCGTACCATTCCATTCTCTATATTCACCATCCACCAAGTAGTCTTCTCTTGCCATAAAAGAATTTGGTGGATTACAATCGTGTAATAATATGTAACCATTTGGATTTAGATATCTAAGAGAATTGTGAATGTCTTTTTTTACCTGATAAGATTTGTGTAACCCATCTATGAATACAACATCGAATCTATCATTAGGTCTTCTATCATCCATGAATCTAAAAAACTCATCAGATGTCATCGTATGGTCAACAGGATTTTCTTCGAACTCAACGCCAGGGTCTACACCCTCTTTGTGTTCACATTGTACTTTGTCAAAACAATGAGTAGGGTCACATACGCCGATTTCAAGATACTTTTTAAAATCGTTCTCTTTTATTAGTTTGTTTATAATATCAAATCTATACATAATAAAATTTATTGTAGCCCCTAGGAGAATCGAACTCCTCTTTCCAGGATGAAAACCTGGCGTCCTAACCGATAGACGAAGGGGCCAGTATATTAGAGCGGAAAGGTGGAACTGCCCCACCATCTCCACATTGGTAATGTGGCGAGTTTCTTTTAACTCTTTTCCCGCTTAGAGCGGAAGGTTGGAACTGCCCCAACTCCTTTGTACTGGATGTACAACGACTTTCTTTTAAGTCTTCTCCCGCGATTGTTTACACAATATACAAAATAAAATTGACATGGCCAAATTTTTAGTGGAGAATATCGGAGTCGAACCGATGACCTCTTCGGTGCAAGCGAAGCGCTCTAGCCATCTGAGCTAATTCCCCAATAAAGATTTATCCTTTTAACAATTCCTTTTCATCCGATTCGGATACAGGAATGTCGTGACCATATTCTTTACCAAAGTTTTTAGTAAGTACCGACAACTTGCCAGTTGCGGATTCTAACTTACCTAATAACTTATCGATTTCTTCTGTGTGTTGTGGATGTTCACCTATCGCAACAGGTGATTCAAAGTAGATTGATAATGTCGCCCTTGCGTCCATTATTTCTGCAGTATACTTTGCCTCTAAGGCTTGGTATAATCTTCTTGATAATTTACTCATAACAAATTTGTTTTTAATAGTTAACTTTATATAAATATAATTTTATTTTTAATCAACGCTATATAGATTATATTTTAGCGTTATCTCTTCATCACTTGGGATTGGTCTAAGTGTAAACAACATTAGATTCCCATCGATATCTTGTCTTACTTCACAATTGGGAGTATCACTATGATTTATGAATCCACCCAATGGTGTTCTGATATATCCGTTTTCAAACTTATCGTTAGGTATATGAGTGACTCCTATGAATCTTGCGTGTGGTAACGACTCGGTTGAATACAATCCTAACCCTTCAATTTCAGATTGTTTAATTGTAACTTCTTTTGGTAGTGGTCTATATGTCATGTGGTTGGGTTAATGAGTTATTATACATCTCTGTTCTGTATTGTACACCGACACATTCATTCAATGCGAATGTAATCAAGTCTTTTTCAAAGATATAGTTGAGGTCTGTTCGTGGTGTTTCACAATATAATGCAGGTAGGAATTCGTCAATAACAAATATCATTTTTTTATACTTAGCTAAATGATTCTCTACTAACTTTTTAATTCCGTTCTTACTTAACAACAATGCGTGAGTTTGATATGAGTAGCCAGGTTTACATATCATATCATCTATTGGAGTATCTTGAACACCTTCAAATCCTGTTTGAAGTAATCTACCTAAATAAAATAAATCATAGTTCATAGATTTTACTTTATCAAGTTGTGACCAATCCATAGGTTTTTCAAATACAAAGTCATCTTCATATACAAGTATATTATCGTATCCATTCTTATATGCATCTTCCCATATAGCGATATGAGATAGTGTACATCCAATCTCACCCAATGTGACATCTCTTTGCCAGTAACGATTAGCATTATCTTTTACATAGACATCACTTGTATTTAAGTTCCAATCTTTATATGCTTCAATCCCCATCAATTGCATATGATGAGTTGTCAACTTCCTACCATCAATACCAAGTACTTCAAATGGAACTTCATGTGGTAGTCCAACCTTGTCTATCTCTTTTAGAATAGATGCGATGTGTTCATCACTCCAATCTAAACTAACAATGTATATTTTATCTATCGCCTTTTCGGTCATGTAACTCCTGTTGTAGTTTCTGAATTTGTAGTTTGTCCTTTTGAGTTTGGGGTCTTTTCATTTTCAACTCAAGAATCTTCGCAATGATTTCTTTATCACTCATTTAGTTTTTCTTTTTTAATTGTGTTAGTATATCAGTTACAAACTCACCTGCGTAAACCTTAGAACCAACACTCCACTTAGTGTTAAATGTTTCAGCCACAGTCAACGCATCCCCACTTCTATATTGTTTGTCGGTTTTAAAATCATAGATGGTAAAACATGCGCCGTCCATTTCTCTTTTAAAGACCCATTGTTTTTGAACCTTACCATCAGCACTTGGTTCATTGAATGTCGGTTCACCGAATGCTTGAATTAATTGTTTATAAGACCATCCAATAAGATAATCCTTTTTACTCGTCCCATCACATAAGGTGGACGCTAGTTGTTTGTCTCGAATTAAATTGTATTTCATAGTGTGTTTTTTTTAATTTTTTCGTGTGAAAAGGAAACTTCGTTTCCACCTTGCACCTTTGCACCTTGGCGGCTTAGTCACTTTTTCATATTGTCGAACCACGATTTCCAAAAGTTGTACCAAAATATCCATGCCGTTATCGGCCATAGAAGGAACGACCAAACCCTTTGTTCGTTTGAGGGGTTGTAAGGTTGACTCAATGCTCCCTTTCTATCTGCCCAATCCAATATAAGATTTATTATGATTGTACTGATACATCCTACTATGATATACATAGATATATAATCAAATGTTGTTAATGTGTTCATATTATTAATTTAGTTATCTATAATTATCTGAATCGGATATAGTTGTACATAGGTTCTTTTGGATTACTCGTAGGTACGATACCTTGTCTATACGCTGGAGTATTAGTATCATATCTTTGAATTCACCAAAATTTATACCATGGTTTCGGTCTCAACTCAATCTCATCTATCAACCACTTCAATCTCTCACCTGCCATCATTGAACAATCCGATTCACATAACTCTGCGATTTGTTTCAATTGTTTTACTATCTTACTATTATCCATGTGATGATGAGTATGCCGAGTTCGTTGCTTTCTCTAACAACCAACTTGATGATTGAACTTTATCTCCAAGATTCCATACCATATCTACTCCCATAGAATTACAATAGTCCTCTTCTGGTACATTACCTTGTCCTCTATCACCACCATTTCCAAATGCCATAGGTAGTTTATCACCAATGAATCTATCATTAGTTCTATCTTTATAATCTCTACGGAAGATATTCACCGCAGAATAAATTCCATCACACACAGATTTATCACCTGCACTTCTTGGATTACATATAATAGTTTTAGTTACTCCCTTTATACGAGACATAATATATTCTCGTTCTTTCTCATCCATAAAAGGTTTCCCTTTCTTTTGAGTTAACCAATGGTCGTTATTTAGAATCACCCAAACTTCATCTGCCATCTCATGAGCTCTCTCAATCATTTCGAGATGTCCTTTATGTACGGGGTCAAAACCACCACTAACTAACATTACTTTAAACTTCTTCATCTAATGCCTGTTTAATTTGTGTTAATGCTATTTGATATGAGTCAACCTTACCTAAGTCTTTATCTTCTTCTTGCAACTTACTGGCTAACTGCATTACTTCTAATCGTATACCACATGCGTGTGCTTCGAATAGTATCTCTTCTATATGTTCTTCGTTATTCCAACTCATAGTGATTCCATGTATTGATGAATTAATATTGATATCCCAACAACTGCCATTACTATTAAAGAAACTTTAATCCCAAAGAAACTACTTTCGTATTGTTGTCGACTTCTTCCTTGCCTTAGCTCTATATCTTCTCTTGTCATTTCTATTTTTTCTTTTGTCGTGTTCTACAATTTCTTTATCCCAATTGTTATGTCTGTTATAATAACCTCTCAACTCAGGGTCATTTTCCATATCCCTTCTTTGAGAAGTATGCCCCCATCGTATTGCGTATAACAAACCAAACAAGTATAGTGAGAATATTACGAATCCTATTATAAACATTCCTACCATTATCTTCTTCGTTTATAGTTATCGTTTCTTCTCTGTCTAATGGCTACTGATGCTGCTAGTATTGATGGTACCCAGATACCAACAAATATCCCTTCTAACTTCAACCCACTAAACCATAGTGATACTGAATATAAGAATGATATGAATGCTAAAACTATTGGATAGTATACTTCCCAAAAGTCCATAATTAATTTTAATTTCTTTTTCATAATTTTTAATTTGAATTTAATGCGTAATCACTTACCTTTGTAAATAGCCATGCTTGACCTGCCCCACCTGCGGAGTCTGGCTTCATAACTACCATTTTCATTCCCTTTAGAAAGAACATCAATCTATATTCCTCATTTTCTTTTTGGACATATAGATACTCTTCTTCTATTGTGAATCTTCCTGTTGCGGTTTCTTTACCATCTTCTGTATGTGATACTCTTACAAAAGTGTCAGCCGAATCCCCATAGTTCATATACAGAATACTTGACCCATCCCACGATGACCAAGTTCCATAAATGTTTTCATTCGATGATTGGAAACCCATCTTAGGTTTCTCATTCTGTGCGTGTGTATTAAGACAATATGTTAGTGTCAATAATACAATCATAAATGTGTAAATCTTTTTCATTACATTAATGTTTTAATAAAGTGGATGGTCCATGCCATTAGTCCGTTCAGTTGTAATACAACTAAGTTCCATTGTTTCTTAACAAATACTTGAACTAATACACAAATAAATCCTATTATAAATAATACGGGTTCAACAGTCCATTGTCCTGCCATCAAGAATCCTGCTCCCATATAACCAACTCTTGATGACATCCTTTCGGATGCCGTAAGCTTTCTTTCTTTAACGAGAGTCTCTAAAAACTTTCGCCATGCTTTTATCCTTAAGGTTTTCTTTTTAGATTTCATATCCTAAATCTCTTCTAATATCTTTTTTAACAACTTGTAAATACTTCCATCGTTTCTTATCATTCACAAATGGTACAGACCAAAATTGTTTTGTCTTACGCCATCTTGAAAATTTCCATCCAAACACAAATGAGAATACACCTAGCACCAATCTCAACTTGACTGAGTTGAGATATAAGGTTCTAACAGGTAGACTTGGTGCTCCATGTGTGATGTAGGTTCTAACTTTCTTATCCTTTAGGAATGGCTTTGGATATGCATATAGTTTAGTAAAGTTAACAAACTTATATGCGAACCCTGGCGTCAATACTTCGTCAAAAAATATTTCCATTCTTGGAGTTAATCTAAACCACCATACAGGTGATATAAAATAAATTCTATCAGACCATGTTATTAAGTCTTGATAACCCTTCATTAATTTAGTTCTTGGTGTACTATAATTGTCACGATATAAATCAATGATTTTAAGTTGTTCTTTATCCTTATGCTTTTTCAGTTCTCGTTTAAGAGTCTTGAGAATACCATTGTAACAGAATGACTTCTTGTCAGGATGTCCTATAACTATTAGATTCTTCATTAGTTGTTTAAAGGTGCTTTAATTCTTGGGTGTGACTGATAGTTGATTAATTCATAATCAAACTCCCCATTCATTATATCTACATTAGATACCTTTAGTTGTGGTAAGTCATAACCAATTCTTGTTATTTGTTCTTTTGCTTGTTCAATATGATTATTGTATATGTGTACATCACCAAGCGAACCAATCAGTTGGCCAGGTTTGTATCCAGTTTCTTCACATAGTAATAGTAATAGTGTACCATACGATGCTATGTTGAAAGGTAACCCAAGGAAGACATCAACGCTTCGCTGATTCCATTTAAGTGATAACTTGTTTTCTGAGTCTACATAACATTGGAATCCATAATGACAGGGAGGTAGTTTCATTAAGGAAAGTTCTGAGACATTCCATGCGCTGACAAGGTGTCGTCTTCCATGTGGGTCTTCTTTCAATGATTTAATTAAGTTTTTAATTTGGTCATGACCATCCCAATTCTTCCATTGTTTACCATAGATAAATCCAAGGTTACCCCATTGTTTTGAGAAGTCATCATCCTCTAATATTTTTTGTTCGAATTCTTTGACATCGTATTCAGGGTCTTCTAAGTCCCAATGATGTACTCGTTCATATACTTTGTATGCATCGCCAGTCCAGATGTGACAATTGTTTTGTAACAAGTATCTCAAATCAGTCCTACCTTTTAAGAACCATTTAAGTTCAGTCATCACAGATTTGACTGCCATCTTCTTGGTAGTTAACAAAGGAAACCCGTCACACATACAATGTCTGATTGTGTAATCAAATAAAGATTTAGTTCCGTAGCCAGTTCTGTCGGGCTTATCGTAACCGATATCTAAAATTTCGTCTATTAGGTCTATGTATTGACTATCTATTCTATTCATGATTCTATATTACATTGTAATATACAAATTTATTTTGACTTATCCAAATTTATTTTTGGTTTTTTGACTTGAATCTTTTTGCTTCGGATGTTTTACTATGTTTAGTCTTTCTACCCTTGACTCTTTTACGCCATCTTTCAAACGAACTTCTCTTCAGATTCTCTCTCATAATCTTACGGACATCATTCTCTTTGATTCCAAACTGATGTTCAATCGCCTCAAAGGGAGTCCTATCTTCCCATGCCATTTCTATGATTCTATCTATATCTAAAGTGTAACTCATAACCGATGATAGTCCCGAGTAGGAACAATTAAATTTTGATTCCATGTTTCTTTTTATATTTTTCTAAGAATGATTCACCAACTCCGACATCTAATATCTTACTGCCGATTGGTATCTTTGTACTACGAGGAGCCAGTAACTTATCGACATGAACATCGAATGACTCTACTCTAACCTTCCTACCTCGTGGTGGGATGTATGCTACTATTGTTGTATTCATAATGAATTATTTTTATACATAAAGATATCATCTACTATATAGTTTATGTTTAGATGAGCTTGTTTAATGTCACCATTATCAATTAGCTCTTTAACTTTTTTTAGTCGTTCTATTATTTCTTGTCCACTCATCTTGCAGAAGGTATTGGGTTGTGTATAATTTTTAAATGTCTATTGTCTAAATGAATTATTTCACCTAAGTGAAGTTCCCACTTGTCCGTAAGTTTTTTATCGATACACTCGACTACCATATGTGTGGGGTTCTTGTGATATGCGTACTGAAAGTATATGTACTTGATGTCTTTATCCTTCAGTCGTTTGGTCCAATAGGGTGTGTTGTCTCTGTACTCTATTGGTTTAGTCCCATTCATGATTCTTTCAAATGGGTCTCTCATCAAAACTAAATGTAAAACTTCTTTATCTTTCCAAATCATTTTAACCAGGTTAATAATATGTTAATTGAAATTAGTATGTTAGTAATCACCGCCTGTAATATGATTAATGTTCTAAACCTTGCAATTCTATCTGCTTCTTTGTCATCCTCACCAATCTTCTCACCTAAAGCTTTCGCCCATAGTCGCCACAACTTCTTCATTATTTCCAAGGTAACATTGTTAGTCCTACTTTATTTAGTAGGAACTCCATTATAATAACAAAGGTTAAACCACCTATTATTTGCCATGCCCAAAACTTCCAACCTGTCAATCCTTCTTGCCACTTACGGAATCGACTTTTCTTAGCCCACTCGTATACTCCTAACTTAGAATTGATTTTGTTTGCCCACCATCCGATATCAAATAGGTTACCAAACATGATTAGTAGTTTTCTCATTTCTTCTTTTTCTTTTTTGGAATTACATTTCCGTTCTCGTCAACCACAGGTGCGATTTTTATTTCATAAAAAATCCATAACCAAATAACACCTAATGTTATAAATACTACTTTTGCCATAATCTAATCTTTGTATCTTTTTTTCTTTGGTTGGAATATAGGTATCGTTACCGACATACTTACTCCACCAAGAGTTGTAGCGAATATATCTCTTTCATCGAAATCACCACCCCTTATATTATCAAGTAATTCTTTTGCAACTCCTGCAGCCAATGATGTACATAAGCCAGTTATCATCGCCCTCTTTTTATCTTGATGTTTATTGTAAGACCATGTGTAACCTAATGCTGATGTAACTACCCCTGCACTAAAGTGTAATTGTTTATCATTTTCTTTTAACAATACAAATGGATTGTATGTTGTTTGACCAAACATTGTGGTCTTAATAAATAATATAAGTGTAATTATGAATAATGTTCTCAAGATGATTGCCCCTATTTGTTTGAGATTCACTACAACTTCTTTACTATATATATTCACTTTTTGTTATTACTATTTGTTAATATAATATTTTTTATATAAAACTCTACCCCCTGCGCGTAGTATCATTTCATCGCCTGTGACGACTTACGGGGTTCGAGTTAAAGTTTGTTTATTCTTATAGTTCGTTTATCTGTCCTTGGCCAGTCCTATCCACATTGAAACCAATAACAGGTTTGTATCCAGTCAACTTGTTTTGATGTTGTTGAATCAGTTGTTTAGTTAGTACTAACTTCTCAACATCCTTTTCCGTTTCTATCCAATCCATGAATAGTTTAGTTAACATATAATTTTTAATTGTTTTAATCATAATTTTTAATTTTTATTTATAGTGTTCGTCTAATAACATCATAGCGACCTCTTCACTAATCATGTTTTCGTTATATAGTTTCCAAATTAATTTTGTCATAATATTAAATAAATAATTTGTAATCCTTTTCAGCTTTGGTAGCCGCTACCTCATATGGGTGAGACACATAGTCGTGACCCATATTGTAATATCTCTTAAACCAAATTGGTGATTGTAGATAATGTTGGTACTCGTGAATCAGAGTCTCGACTATCATCTTTCTACTTTTCATATTAGGATAGTAGATAGTAATCTCATTCATCATTGAACAATACTCAGCGTGACAACCATCCTCATCACCTTGAGCACCTTCTTCACCACTATACTTTTCGTATATGTTTTTGTGAAGTTCTACATAAGGAGTACATTCTTGAAACTTGGAAAAGCCATAATGCTTTTCAATCTTAGGATAAATTTCCTCAATTATCTGTTTTACTTTTTTTTCTGTCATAGACTTAATCATTATTACAATATAAAAGTACGCAAAACATTTGACTTTTCCAAATTTTCAATGTTAAGAAATTGTTAAATTTTACCTACAATCTTTGGACCTGATAGAGCCATCTCTACATAACCAAACTCTGGATACCTAAGTAGGTGTTCCATCTCGTCATAGTAAACCTTGTCCAAGTGTTGTGGTCTCGTTAACCTCATCCATAACTTAGTCCAGTTCTTCTGATTCTTAATCGTGTTGTGATATACAACTACTTTGATTCGAGTCTGTACTGACTTCCCACTAGCGATTCTCTGAACTTGTTCACTAATGTACTTGTCCATCCATCTATCAAGAGTCGGTGCACCTGATGCGCCATAGATAACAAACACATCATCGTTAGTTAGTCTTGCAACTTTCTTCAAGACTAAATCCTTGTGAGTGTCTTCGTAATCATAAACCATTTGATTACTATCTTCCAACTTCTTCTTGTCGAGGTTGTCTTGTACTTTGTCAAATACACCATCAACTTGTCCTGATGTTAATCCCATCAACATGAATCGTTGTCTCATACCAATAGTCTTCCACGAGTGTCCTGCCTTGTGGTGTTCCATACACTCATCAATAGCATCTTGTTTACTGAATGACTTACCTACATTAAAGTCTGCGTTGAGGTTATTACCCAACATCTGAACTTCAGTCTCTTGCATCAGAGAGTGAATGTCCTCATCAAGTATGAGACACTTTATCATAGTGTTCTCGGTGTGACCGATGTTCTCATCTCTCGTCTTCCAATATGCAGTCCTTGTGTGATTACCACTAATAAGGATTAACTCATAAAACTGACCATTGATAGTGACATCCTTTAATAATACAGGCATATCGTAGTTACCGATTTTGTTTCTTAACCTATCAACAATCTTTGATAGATTGTCGTGGTCTATCTCAAGTTTACGAACTTGCCACTTATCTGTGTGGTACAAATCCTTGACAGACATTTCAACAATGTGTGTCTCGTTAATGTATTCAAGTTCTGAATCTAAGATGAGGTTGGTGTGTTTACGAAAGTCATCGAGTTCCACCATCAAGGTGTTTACTAACTTCATGTTCAGTTCCTTCTTACCAGGATGACCATTGTGTTTGTTGTAGTACTTAGGATTGTTCTTAGCGTCAACCTTTGTCAACAACTCATACTCAACTTGTTTACACTCTTCTACCGAACCCCAATATAGGATATGGTATTCGAATAAACCAACTGCGTCACTTGCGAGAAGTTCTTTGAACACTTTGTTAGTAGATGATGTACCATAGAGTTTGTTACCTTCTTTGTGGTAACCAATGTAAATCATCTTGTCTTGTGTATTGACTATCATATACACATAAGAGTTACAACCATTTTTTGTACGAGGCCCTTCAGGTCGTAAGAAGATTTCGGGCCTTGTGGTATCGTCAAACATTAGTTCGAGATTCCATCCATTAGCTGTTCTAGCCATAATTTAAGTTTTAAAATTTATAATTAACCGCCTGCCTTTCTGACAAACTTAGTACTAATATACAACAATAAAATTTAACTGGCAAGCTTTTTAGATAAAACTTTTAAATAAAGTTGAGGTGTGACCTTCTTCCCATCCTTTATCTTTATAAAACTGATGTGTAGTAGGAAGGCAATATGTAATTACTTTATATCCTTTTAGATTTTCTTGACACCATTCCCATCTTACATCCCATAACATTTTGTAAATACCATTACCTCGGTACTTCTCTTCTACATATGCGTTTGCGAACTTGACGGTATTGTCAGATAAGAATAATAGAGAGTTCCAACCAATAGCTTGATTGTTATATAACGCAATCCATCCACACTCGTCTTTCGGAGTGGGTACAGACTCGGGCAACTTGTAGGGTACTATCGTTATATTCATTCTCGTTTCTCATAAAGAAATAAATATATGGAAAAGTTATTAACAGGTTATTAACAATTAGTTTCCACCTCGTTTACTTGAAGATACATTTGAACGCCCACCTGATGACCTTGAACTATTATTTCTTATAACAGGAGTACTCGTGTTTATCCTTGTTGGATTTTGACGAGGTTTCCAATTGTTGTTCGATGGTGGATTAACTCTGATGTTGTTATTGGTATGAGTTGGTTTTACATATCGAGTCCCATCTTGAGGAACTACATAATTGTTTACAGGAATGTTATTGTTCCTACTCCATCTGATAACATTATTGATTTCTCTATTTGCATTTGAGTTAGGTCTTACTCTGTTAACTCTATTGGTATCTTGAATGTTTTGGATTCGAGAACCTCTATATCCGTTTATGTATGAGTAGTTATTATTACTTGCAATCATAGGGTCGTTATAATGAGAGTATCCGTAGTGATTCCAACCAGAGTACCAACCTTGTGGATATGGATAATACCATTGGTAGTATCGGTGATGTCTAACATGAAACGGATGATACCATCCAAACCAAGGATAGTTGTACGCCCACTCGTTCCAGTATTGGTGTGAATTAAAATAAAAATCAAAAGATGTTTGAGGATACCATATACCATTATAACGAGGATGTCTATTATACCAATACATAGAGTAAGGTTGATTACTCATGTACTGAGCAAAGTCCCATCTAAAGTTAAAATCAGTTCTTAGTTTTCTTCTCAGTTGAAATAGATTAGATATAGTATCTATCTTTGTTGAATCAGGAACTACAATAGTATAATCGTTAGTTCTGTAAATACCATCAATGTTACCAGCGGTGTTAAGAGTACTATATTGAAATTGTAATCCACAACCACTTAGTAACAAGACGATAAAAATAAGTTGAATAAGTTTTCTCATATAATGATAAATATGAGAATTTTATTAATTACATCTTAAAGGTAAGAATGTTAGACTTTAAACTATAAGACTTAGCAGGTACACCGAATCGCCAGAAACAATACTTTGTTGCCTCATCCACTTCGGACTTTGTTATGTTACCCACCTTCTTATACATTACCACCTTTTTAGACTTCGGTTTCCAAGTTACATTTACACCTTTTAGCATATTATTGATTTATTAATTGACATCTCATTATGGGGAGATGAATACCCTTAGTACCGATGGGCGGATTCGAACCGCCACGAACATTACTGCTCAAAGGATTTTAAGTCCTTCGTGTCTACCAGTTTCACCACATCGGCATCTCGTGTGTTCCCAATAGGACTCGAACCTATGACCTAATCATTATGAGTGATTTGCTCTAACCAACTGAGCTATGAGAACGACAACGATAGTGAACGAGACAGGATTCGAACCTGTGACCGTCTGCTTAGAAGGCAGATGCTCTATCCAACTGAGCTACTCGTCCATGATTTCAAAGAACATTACTAATATACGGCAGGAATGTTAAAAATCCAAATGGGAGATGTTAAAATTTTCGTGGACATCAAAGATACTAATACTACTACATAGGTATAGACTAATAATAATCCAGCTAACAATTATAAGGTATAGTATATAGACTAATAAAACATTCTATTCCAAGTTAACCAAGAAGGTTCACTAACCAACTTAGTAGAAAGAACATTCGAAGGAGCAAGTACTACATTTCTCTGAACAACACATCT